AGTATATAATGATGCTGTAATAAAATATTGGGACGGTCAAGGTTATTTAAACGAAATAAATAAAAACAATAAACTGATTATAGCTAAAAATAAATCGCAAAACTTCTACGACACACGGATTTTGTCAAATTCATCTTTCAAAGGAGTTTACAAAGATTCGAAAGAAAATACTTTTAATGTAGGTAAATATTTTAATGGGAGCTATGTACATTTTGGTAGAGACAAGTCACTCAATAATGCTGCTCTTATTTACAACAAATGTGTATTTTACCTTTATGGAGATAATGCAATCCTAAACGACGTACCTATGAAAGATGAACTTGAAGAGTTCATATCTAACTGGGAAATACCTGAAAGAATTAAAGCGTTAAAGCTTAACGGGGAGGTGGTCAACAATGGCGACTAACTTCCAACTGCGCGATTACCAAATCGAATTAATTAATGGATTATATGATTCGATTGCAAAAGGTAATCAAAACATTATGGTACAGTCGCCTGCATAGCAGGAAGCGGTAAATCAGTCACGATGAGTGAAGTGGCAAGACGTGCAACCGATAAAGGTAACAGAGTGTTGTTTTGCGTCCACAGAATAGAGTTAGTGAACCAAATCAAAAACACGTTTCGATTAAACAATGTTGACATGGATCTATGTCATGTCGGAATGGTTCAGACAATCAAGAACCGTGTCAAACGTGGTGCTGAGCCTGAACCGTCAATCATATTAGTCGATGAAGCACATCACTCATTAGCTAAAACGTATATTGACATATTCGAAGCGTTTCCCACCGCTTATGTGTTTGGTTTCAGTGCAACACCATGCAGATTAAACGGTAGAGGTTTTACAGACGTGTTCACTGACTTAATACCAGGCAAAACCGTTAAATGGTTAATCGATAACAAACGATTAGCACCGTTTAAATATTATTCGGTGAATTTACTCGATGCTAATCAGTTAAAAACTGCAAGTACAGGTGATTATCGCGCTGATTCAATTACAAATGCGATGAAAACCACGATTTATGGTGATGCCGTTGAAAATTACAAAAAGTTTGCAGACGGTAAGAACACTATCATCTACACACACAATGTTGAATCGAGTATGCAAGTTGCTGAAAAGTTTAATCAATCAGGTTATAAGGCGTTGCAAGTCGATGGTAAGACACCTAAAGCCGAACGTGATGCAGCAATGGAAAAATTTAGAAATAACAAGGTAAACATACTCGTCAACGCTGAGTTGTACGGCGAGGGTGTAGACGTACCGGATTGCCACTGTGTGATACTGTTGCGACCGACAAAATCGTTGACGCTGTTTATTCAACAGACGATGCGTGCCATGCGTTACCAAAATAACAAAACGGCAATCATCATTGATCATGTTGGAAATTATCTTACACATGGTTTGCCTACAACCGAGCATGATTGGCATGAGCATTTTAAAGGCATTGACAAGAAAAAACGCGAAGAAAATACTGTCATGGCTAAACAATGCCCTGAATGTTTTAGTGTGGTGGCTTCAACACATTCAGAATGTCCATATTGCGGGCATGAGTGGCAAGCAGAAGAACAATCGTTACAGCAAGATTCAGACACAGAATTAGAAGAAATTACAGAAGAAACATTTATCAAATTAAATTTTAAGGAACCTAAAGACTGCAAAAATATGAAAGAGTTGTACCAACTAGCTAAAGATTTAGGATATAAGCCTGGTTGGGCATATTATCAAGGCAAACATTTAGGACTAATATAAAAAATCGGAGGAATTATAAATGACAAATTTTACTTTAAACATGGAAGATACTTTTGACGGAGGTATCCAAGATGGGACTTATGAAACGGTGATTACGAAATGCGAGGAAAATGTGACGCCTGGTGGTGCAGAACACGTAGACATGCGCTTAACAATCAGAAATGACGTAAATCAAAAATATAAAAACAACGTTATTTTCCATAAAATTTGGAAAGCGAAAGCAACTGGTAAATACGACATGCGATTCTTCAACACAATCGGTGCAGCAGCACAGTTGCAACAAGGTAAGGCATATTCGTCAATTGAAGAATTATTCAACGACTACTTAGGCAAACCAGTTAAAGTAACAGTTAAAAATGAAACGTCTGAGTACAACGGAAAAACTTATGAAAATCTAAACGTTAAGCGTTGGGATAAAACAGCATTACCTGAAATGACACATCAATTTAAAACTGATGACGGTAGTAATCCGTTTGCAGGTGGAATCGATGTCGACGAAGATGATATGCCATTTTAATTCGTAAATAAAAACAAGGAGGGTTATTATGTACGACAATATACCTTACGAATTGAAAGAATTAGATCGTTGGTGTTGCTTCAAGATTGAGCAGGGTACAAACGGGCGTAAAACAAAACGCCCTTATAACCCCCTTACAAACCAAATGGCGAAGTCCAACGACGAAAATACATGGGTATCTTTTGAAGATGCTGCAAGTCTATCTATCAATTATGACGGCATCGGCTTTTTCTTCAAAGAACCTTACATCGGTGTTGACCTTGATGGTGTGGGTAAAGAGATTACCGAATATTTAGAAAATGATGAAGCTGAAAACATCGTTTCTGAATTTATAGAGATACTCGAAACCTATGCAGAAATCAGTCCTTCCGGTAATGGAATTCACTTAATTGTTAAAGGTGAATTACCTGCAAAAGGTCGCAGACGTGGCAACGTTGAAATTTATAATCACGGTCGATTCTTTACAATGACAGGCAAACACATTGGTGGATATAACCGTGTTAACGATGATGAGATGAATAAGCTATCTTACTTACACAGTAAATACATTTTGAAACCTGATACAGAAAAGAAAATCATCAATACGAATAAAGGTTTTGGCAACGATTTATCTATAGAACAAATTATCGAAATTGCAAAGAAATCTAAGAACGGACTTCGATTCACCACACTATATGAGGGGGATTGGTCACAATTCTACTCATCACAATCAGAAGCAGATTTAGCATTCTGTAATGATTTAGCATTTTGGACCGCAAGAGATCCTCAGAAAATGGACAGTATTTTCAGAAAATCGGTTTTATACCGTGATAAATGGGACGAAACTCGTGGCGAAGATACGTACGGCAATATCACAATTTCAAGAGCAATCGAGAGTTGCAGCAACGAGTTTATTCCTGAAATTTCACCCGATAACGATTTTCAGATTTATGTGATGGAACAAGACGTTAAACCTGCAAAGAAAGATAAACGTTATTCTTACGACGATACGGGAAACGCTGAACGATTACGTGATTATTTCGGCGATTATATTCGATACAACTACACAGCGAATTCATGGTTTTACTACGACGGTAAGCGTTGGAAAAAAGATGATGCAGGTAAGATGAAACATCTCGTGGATAAAGTTGTGAATAAGTTGAAAGATGAAAAACTGTACATCAGTGACGATGTCGACGAAGAAGATATGAAGAAGTATCGATACAGACATTGGAAAGATTCACGCAATCACAGTAAAAAAGTGAACATGATGAAAGAGTGTCAGCACTTGCTGCCGATTCATCATCATAATTTTGATACGGATTTCACACTTTTTAATACTCAAAATGGTTATATCGATTTAGCTACCGGAATGCTGCACGAACATGAGAAAAACAAATTCTTTACAAAAATGAGTAACACAGAATACACAGATAATGCTGATTGTCCAATATGGTTAGACTTCCTAAATGACATATTTTTAGGAAGACAAGAATTAATTGATTATATCCAACGAGCAGTCGGTTACTCATTATCAGGTTTCACATCAGAACAAGTGCTATTTGTTTTATACGGTAATGGTCGAAATGGTAAATCAGTATTTTTAGACATCATGAATGAAGTTTTTGGAGATTATGCAACGAACATTCGACCACAAGCAATCATGGCCGGTAAAAATAATTCTGACGCATCACCTGAAATCGCCAAACTCGATGGCGCTCGATTCGTTACTACTACAGAACCGAATGAGGGTGACCGATTTGACGAGGGATTATTAAAACAATTAACCGGTGGTGACAAGGTGTCAGCACGACGATTATACGAAAACGAATTCGAGTTTACACCACAGTTGAAACTTTGGATGGCAACGAACCATAAGCCATATGTTAGAGGCACTGACGAGGGAATATGGCGAAGATTCGTCATTATACCATTCGAAAAGCAAATACCGCTTCATGAAGTTGATAAGGATCTAACACAGAAACTTAAAAAGGAACTGCCTGCAATCATCAAGTGGTGTGTTGACGGTTACCTTGAGTGGCAACGTCTCGGACTTGCTGAACCTAAAATCATCAGAGAGCAGAGAGAAGAATACCGTACAGAAATGGACCCTATTGAAATGTTTTTAGATGAGTGTTGTAGAAAAAGAAGCGAAACATCAAGAGTCAAAGGTAGTTTACTATTTCAGGCTTACGATATGTGGGCGAAAGAGAATCATCAGTACCGTATGACTAGTACTAAATTCGGTAAAGAAATGAAGAAAAAAATAAAATGGAAGCCCTCAAACGGAATTCAATATTTAGGAATAGAACTTTTGAAAGAGTACAACCCTAATTTTATAAAACTCAACTTGTAATTTTACATTGTGGAAGGGTTATTGGAATAGTTTTGGAAGAGTTTTAGAAAAACCCTTCCAGTCTTAAAACATTGGTATAAAGCCTTTTATATTACTTTTATTTCTTATTTGGAAGAGTTGGAAGAGTAATAAAAGAAAAGTAAATAGATAAAAAGAAATAGAAATAGTATTTAAAAAGTTTCCTGAAACCCTTCCAACTAATAAAAACTCTTCCAAACCATTGGGAGAGTAAGGGAGTAGCGATATTTTAACTACTCCTAAACCCTTCCAACTATTACGGAGGATACAAATGACAGAACAAGACATACAAAACTTAATAAGAATTGCAGTGTCAAAAAATAATATGATCTTTCGGGCAAATGTTGGAAAGGTTAGAACAGCAGACGGAAGAATATTTGATACAGGATTGCCACCAGGTTTTTGCGACCTATTCGGTTTTAGACCTGATGGAAGAATATTTTTTATCGAAGTAAAGAAACCAGGTGGCAGAGTGAGAGAGGTGCAAAAACACTTTATAGACGTTGTTAAGCGTAACGGTGCCATTGCAGGCGTTGCATACAGTGTGGAAGATGCCTTGAAAATTATTGAGGAGGGTTAAACGTGAATTTCATTATCAGTAAGAAAGCACAGAAGCGTACAGATACAACAGTCGACTATTACGATGAGTTGAAAGCTAAAAGTGCTTATCGAAAATATAAAAACAGTCGCGTTGATAAATCGCATCTTGAAAAGTACCCGCAGTACGTCAAACCGAGCGACTATTACAACTATCTATTAAGCAAGGTGACGTGGATATGAAAATTAGAAGCATAGACAGACGTATCATATTAACTGAGGAGCAAGTGCAACAGATGTATAAAAACAACGTAGAACGCAGACACGTATATAACAGATTAATTAATTTAGGGTGGTCAGTCGATGAAACTGTCAGTACGCCAGTAGGAGGAAAAAGACATGGAGATTAAAGACTTGAAAATTGGTGATGAAGTGAGCGTTATGGTTAGCTCGCAGCGACTTAGAGACACAGACGATGAGAAGTGGGTTTACGAACCTATTTTCGAAACGGCGAAAGTTGTAGAAGTGGATAAAGACGGTCTGTTTGCATCAATTGTCTTTGTTGATGGTACGTGGGGCGAGCTTGATAAAGATACAGAATGGTACAAGATTCCGAGCAATACAAAGATTGCGACACATGAACGTCCCGATCATTATGGAACTTCTAATAGTGATTTAATCGATTACTGGTGCGAACGTTACTCGTCAGAAGAATTGAGAGGGGCGTTCAAATCACAAATGAGTAAATATGTTGACCGACTAGGTTATAAAGACGATGAGGTCAAGGAGCTCAATAAGATTATCGATTATGCAGAACGCTACAAAAATCATTTAGAAAAGGTGAAAGCATGATTAAACGTTATTCACACGTGATTTTGAAAGAAATACTAAAAAATATTAAATCGTTGCATAAAAAAAGACAACGAGCGTTAGATACTAATTTAAGCGCTGAATGCGGGACGTCACGCTACTGGAAAGCAATGGGTGATGTAGAACACTACAACAGAGAAATCGAAGCGTACAAGACAGATTTGAAGCAATTAGACGATGTGTCTGAGTGGAGCAAAAAGCTGCATCAAGACAGATATAAATTTGTTGAGAAGTATCGTGATGTTTTGCATAAAGTGGGTGTTGAATTGAATGAATCTCTCAGAATCTATTAAACAACGCTATCGCATAAACACAGCAGGCAAAACGCCGACAGAATTACAACGAGAATTGCGAAAACGTGGCGTACGTGGTTTTGTGGTTAATGTCAGTCATAATCGTGTAACGATGTTAGTCGATAGAAGAGACGTAAAAAGAAATAAGGAGTGTATGAGATGAGTGTAGAGTTAGAACAAGTGTTTTTAGAACGAGACGAATACATCGAGCATAAACCTTTGTTTGGAGGTATTCAGTATATCTTCAAAACAGGAACAGGTAGAAAGTTAAGTGTAGTTCGACATAAATTTTCGCACGGTAATGAGTGCGGTCAAGGGTTGTATGAGTTAGCAGATATAACAGACGAAAACATCGATGTCGTTCAAGGCTATTTAACACCTGAAAGAGTAATTGAAATTTTAGAGGAGGAACGATGATGAAAATTAAAACTGAAAAAGAAATGACGTTACCGCCTCTTTTTTGGAAAGACAGGGAGATGGTGGAATGAATAGTTTAGTAAATTTGGGCGAGAGGATAATTCAACTCGAAAAAGAACGGGACGAACTAAAGCAGAAATTCGAAGATGTGGTTGAACTGTTCAATACACACTTATACCACAAAAAGGCATGGTCGGACAATCCGTATTATGACGTGGTCCAACGTAGATTAAATCAAATTATAGATGGTTATCCGGTAGAAACTACTAGACTGAGACGTCTATACTCGACTGAAATAGAACAAACGTTGAAGCACGAGAACTTAGCAGCATGTTTGTTTCTGTTAGAAAAAATACAAATGGATCTAGAGGAGGGCGAGTAAAATGTTCGAAATCATATCAGAACGTGACGCATTGCTAGAAGAAAAGAATCAAAACGAGGATTGGTGGAACGAACTCGATTTTTGGCTAAATAAGCGAAAAACAGAAAGCAAGCAGATAGACATCGATAGAGTGCTTAATTTATTGAGGAATTAAAAAGATAGGTTACATTTTCGAACAGCATGTTGAAATTAAAATTTTGATTGATTATGAACAGGAGGACGAGCGAAATGAAATTTATTATATATAGTAAAGAATCTCGAGTGAACGGTAGTGACAGTACTGCGCCACCACTAGATGATGTGTATATATCAGTGCTTGACTGTCATCATAATAACGGGCGACCTTTTCAAAAAAGAGAGTGGTGCATAGACATTAACAATCTACAAGAGCTTGTAGAACTTAGTGAAAGTGGCGATATTATTTTAACAGGTATAGATGAGGAATCGGGTTTACCGATGTTAGAGACACCTTATTAAATTATGAGGAGGAAAACTAAAATGACTAATCAATTAACAGTAGATCAATTAATCGAACAAGTAGAACAATGGAGTATTGATAAAGATTTACACAAAGCAGACTCAAACAGACAAGCGTTAAAAGTTTGGGAGGAATCGGGAGAGATTGGTGCAGCGCTCTCTCGTGGGAATTTAGAAGCGCTGAAAGACGGTATAGGCGATACAGTAGTTACATTAATCATTTTAGCTCAACAGCATGGGTGGAGTTTACAGGAGTGTTTACAATTTGCATACGATGAAATCAAAGACAGAAAAGGCGAAACTAGAAACGGTACATTCGTCAAAGAATCAGACTTGTAATAAAGATATATTACAAAAAGTGAAAGAGGTGCTGGGGAAGTGACGCAGTATTTAATTACAACATTTACCGATAGCTCAGGTCAAGCATTCACAGAAGCAACGAAAGCCCGTGAGAATCAAAAGTTTACTGTTGTGGAAGCAGATAGTAAGGAAGAAGCGTTGAGTAAATATAAGGAGGAACGGAAATAATGGAATTAGGTTTGATGGTATCAGCACATTTACTGCTTATAATCTATATGCTGTTTTTTATTATTAGAGAAGTTAAAAGAGAATTATTATCACGAAAATTAATACATTTATTTATAGATTCTATGCATTCAACTATGTATGTTTCACCAAACAAAAATACGACAGATGATGAATTGAAGACGATCATTAATAAATATAGCGACACGTACAAAGTAAAAATTGTTGAGCCGAATACAAGAATCAAAGGCATCAACACATATGTAGTAGATTTCACTAAAAATAGAAAGGGTTGAAAATAAATGCTTAAACGAACAATCAACTTATTAGTAACGCTAGCGCTATATGAGTTAGGCAAGTATGTAACAGAACAAGTATTCATATTATTAACAGCGAATGATGAGATAGACACATTTAATGAATGCGATCATGCACATTTAAATAATATACGCGCGGAGGTAACAGACTAATGATGTTAACTATAACAGCAATAAACAATAAAACATATTATGCGTTTTATAGCACGAGGTTTGAACATATTGTATTGAATGATTTGAATAATAAAAAATTCATCAAAGTCATTGATTCTAATGGACATAAAAACTTTCTACAAACATCTGTAATTGAAAACGTTCTAGTTGATGACAGCGAAGAAGCGTTAGATAAATTCAAAAAGCGTGCAGAGGTGTCGGACTAATGTGGATTATCATATCGGTAATACTCGGCATTCTGTTACTTATCGAAATGAGAATTAGTTCAAGACTAAAAAAAGAGTTAGAGATTTATCGGAACGCTTATATTAATATGGCAAAAAACATCTCTAATATTGATAACGAAAACTTATAGATAATAGATTTACTTATAACTAAATGTTATAATAAGTGTATATTACTCTTGGCGGAGGTAACGAATGTACACACCATCTGAAGTAAAGCAGTTAATAATGGATTATCATTGGATGCGTCGGTTAATTGACCACCAAGTTTATAAATATGACAGCACATCAATAGCGCAGTATGGTATTGAATCAGCAATGCCTAAAGCTAAAGGTGCAACTGGAGATAAGGTGTTAGTTAGAGTGATACAGAATGACAGAGATAGACGAAAGACACAAGACTTAATAGATAAGGTATCATTCATCGATGAACATGAGGATAAGATAACGAATGACAAGAACTATCATATTTTACAGTTACTTAAGCAGGGTGAGAAGATAAACACTATTGCAATGTTAATGAGAGTTGATCGTAAAGAAGTTTATCGTAAGTTAGATATTATTGTTAGTATCTATATGAATGCTCAGACATAGTCGGACAAATGTCACATATGCCACACATGACACACTATTATTAATATAATTAAATAATGCTTATACTAGAGTTATACGATACGAATACATGAGGCACATCACTAAGTGGTGTGTCTTATTATTATTTTTATGTGAGGTTTAGCGATGGATATTATAATCGTATATGGACCACCAGCAAGTGGTAAGACTACATATGTTAAACAACATATAACTGATGATGATATGGTCTATGATTATGACGCTATATCACAAGCGATAACGTTTAGTAGTTATCAACAACATATATCACAAGCTCATGATACTTGCTTGCTTGTACGCAATATGATGTTAGATTACGCACAACATATTGATGGTGGCAAGTTGTATATTATTACTACTTATTTGTCAAAGAAGATAACTGATAGAATATCTAACTATCAAACAGTTAGAATGAACACAGATATAGACACGTGTATCGAACGTGTGAACAATAGCGATAGACCTGACAAAGATAAAGTAAAGCAAGTGATAAGAGAATGGTTTAATGGCAGTCAAAGTAAGCCGGCGAGTGACCGTAAAGTAGATAAAGAAACAATGAGGTTCTATAAGTCAAAAGAATGGCGCAAGGTGCGTGAACAAGTGCTTGTTAGAGATAACTATGAGTGCCAAGAGTGTAAAAAACAAGGTATTGTTAAAACTATAGATCATACAAAACATAAATCACTTGACGTTGACCATATTAAAGAGTTAGATAGCAATCCTGATTTGGCTTTCGACATGGATAATTTAGTAACTTTGTGTGTGAGCTGTCACAATAAAAAGCATAATAGATATCAAAAAGGTAAACCATTCCCAAAGAAAGAAACGAAATGGACAGGTGATGAGTGGTGGTAAGAAATGAATAGCCCCCCCACTTAAATATTTTTGAATTAAATTGCTAAAGGGGAAACGGGGCAGGGGGAATCTTCTCCCGACATTCACTGTAAATTTTTCACATACGACCCTCCCCGTCAGAAATGAGGTGAATTGAAATGGAAAGAAACCAAGAAGAAATTAAACAACATGAAGCGAGAGTTGAAAAAGAGAAAAAGAGATTAGATAAAGTATTCAAATCTATTCCAGAAGATAAAAAATGTGTTGCACAAGGTTTAATTGTTCAAGCTGCAAGAATGCGTGTTTTATTAGATGATGCTTGGTTAGATATTCAAGAAAAAGGTGATTACGAGTTATTCACTCAATCTGAAAATGCGCCACCTTATGAAAGAGAAAGACCTATTGCTAAATTGTTCAACTCAAGAGATGCGGCGTATCAAAAAATAATCATGCAGTTATCTAAACTTCTCCCAGATGAAATAGAGGTAGTTGTCGATAAAGAGACTGGCAATTTAAGGAGTTTGTTGAATGGAAATAAATAAACACGTCAAATGGTATATCGACAAATATAAGCACGGTGAAATTAGGCTTAATAGTGATAGGGTAAAACTTATTGACCATTTAGAAAATAATGTCTTATACAGAGATGATTTGTATTTTGATAATGAACAAATTGAACTGTGTATCGCTTTTATTGAACGGTTTTACTTTAAATTACAACCATTTCAAAAGTTCTTGATTGCGTTTGTATTCTTATTTGATGAGGAAGACGAATTATATTTCGAGCAATTCTTTTGGCTTGTAGCTCGTGGTGCAGGTAAAAATGGTTTGATTAGTGGATTGTCAACATACTTCATTAGCGAATTACATGGTATCGAAAATTATGACGGAACAGTTGTTGCAAATACAGAAAAACAAGCTAAGACGTCATTTGAAGAAATGCATAGAATGATAATAAAAAACGGTCTATATGAAGGCAAGATAAACGATGTAGAAGGTAAAGGGGTATTCGACCTTACTAAACTTAGGATAACTTCCACTCAAACACAAAGTAAGTTTGAATATGCTACAAGCAATGCAGGTAGTAAAGATGGTGGTCGTGAAGGATTTATTATTTATGATGAAATTCACAGGTATGAAAATAATGATATTGTAGATGTCTTCTCTAGTGGTTTAGGTAAAGTTAAGCACCCTAGAGAGTTTTTTATAGGCACTGATGGATTTGTGCGTGAAGGATTCCTAGATAAGATGAAAGAGCGTTCCAAAGAAATATTAGAAGGACGTGCGATTGATGACCGTTTGTTTCCGTTTATATGTCGTTTAGATCATAAAGACGAAAAAGATAATCCTGATACGTGGTCCAAAGCAAACCCGATGTTCGAAGAACCTATGAGTGATTACGGTAAACGTCTTTTTCGTAAAGTATTAAATCAATATCACGATTTAAAACACAGTCCAAGTGGCTATGAAAACTTTATGACTAAACGTATGAACTTGCCCGAAGAAGATTCTAGTAAGATTGTTGCTTCACGTGATGAGGTACTTGCCACAAATCGTGATATACCACCACTAAAAAATAAAACAGCTATAGGTGGCGTGGATTATGCGAGCATAAAAGACTTTGCAGCTGTAGGTTTGTTGTTTAAACAAGGTGATAACGTTGTTTGGCTCTCTCACTCATTTGCGCGTAAAGAGTATTTGGACCAAGCACAGTTAAAGCCTCCTATCAAAGAGTGGGAGCGACAGGGACATTTAACAATTGTGGATGAACCATCAATTAATCCGGCGCATATCGTGAATTGGTTTATAAAAATGCGCGAAAAATATGCAATTCAAAAAGTCGTGGCTGACAATTTCCGTATGGATTTAATGCGTCCTTTATTCGAAGAAGCCGGATTTGAAATTGAAGTGTTAAGGAATCCAAGAGCTGTACATAGTAAACTAGCACCTCGTATAGAAACGTTATTTGCAAACCATAGAATTATATTCGGAGATAATCCTCTAATGCGATGGTATACAAATAATGTTGCTGTTCAAGTTAAAAAAGATGGTAATAAAGAGTTTATTAAAAAAGATGAACACAGACGTAAAACTGATGGCTTCCATGCGTTCTTACATGCTTTATATAGCATAGATGAAATACAAGAAATTGATTTAGATAAAGCTTTCGACTTGTTAGATCAACTTAACTTTTAGTAATAAAGGAGGTGGTTAATTGGGTTTTTTAGATGTAGTGTTTAAACGCAATTTAGAAGTAAGAGATATGCTCGATTTAAAATTAGAGAACGACCCTGCAAGTCGTTCATATTTAAAACGTATGGCTCTTGAAACATCAATTAATTTTATCGCAAGAACATTTAGTCAATCAGAGTTCTGGGTTAAAGATGGCCAGGAATTAAAAAGAGATAAATTGTATTATAAGTTGAATGTTAGGCCTAACACAGATTCGAGTGCATCAGATTTTTGGCACAAAGTTATTTATAGGTTGGTTTACGATAATGAGGTTTTAATTATTAAAACTGATTCAGATGATTTGTTGATAGCTGATGATTTTTACAGAGAAGAATTTGCGGTTTACGAAGATATTTTTAAAGACGTTGTAGTAAAAGATTTCAAATTTGAACGTTCATTTAAGATGAATGAAGTCATCTATTTGAACTATAACAACGATAAATTACAACGTTTTGTTGAAAGTTTATTTGCTGATTATGGTGAATTATTTGGTCGTATGATGGACACACAACTACGAATGAACCAAATAAGAGGTGTTGTAAGAACTGCTAAAGGTGCTGGGGAATTAGACGACGTTAGTATGCAGAGAATGCAAAAATTTATTAACAAAATATATGGACAGCTTAATAATAATGGCACAGCAATTGTTCCTGAAATACCACCATTTCAGTTTGAAGAAATTTCTAAAAATAATTCATCAGGTAGAGATAACAGTGGCGAAAACTTACAAAAAGTTAAACGCATGATTATTGATGATGTCGCTAAAATTATAGGTATTCCATCGAATTTGATACATGGTGATGTCGCTGATTTAAGTAATGCTATGACTGCATATATTGATTTTTGTATCAATCCTTTAATCGCAAAAATAGAAGACGAGTTGAATAGCAAATTTTTTACAGAAACTGAATTTTTAAAAGGTAAACGTATAAAAGTTGTTGGCATCAATGCGGTAGACCCAATTAAGAACGCTGAAAAAGTAGATAAATTAATATCATCAAGCGCAGCTAAACAAAACGAAGTACGCGAAATGCTCGGTCTTGCACCTGTTGACGGTGGAGACCGTTTTATTTTGACTAAAAACTATCAAACTGAAGATGACTTGAAAGGGGGTGAGAATGAAAAATGAAGACGAAACAAGAGCTAATGAAAGCAACGTCTAAATATGCTTTTAAAAATGAAGTGAAAGACGATAAGGTCGTTCTCACTCTTAGTGGTCCTGTTGCACAAGCCTCAATTTTTGCAGATGAAACCATTAATAGCCATGATATTGCAGAAGTTTTGGACGGTGTAGATAAAGATATTGTAATTCGCTTAAACAGCCCAGGTGGTGATGCTTTTCAAGGGATTGAAATTTATAACTATTTAAAGAATCATTCATCACATATTACAGTTGAAGTGACTGCATTAGCTGCAAGTGCTGCTTCTATTATTGCTATGGCAGCGGACGAACTTATCATGAGCAAGGGTGCTGCATTAATGATTCATGAGGCTGCGACAATTGCAATCGGTAATAAAGCGGATGTTAAAAAGACATTAAGTGCTTTAGAAACAGTAGATGCATCGATTGTAGAAGTTTACAAAGATAAAACGGGACTTGATGACAAAGAAATCGAGCAACTTATGACTGCTGAAACTTGGTTTACAGCGAAAGATGCTGTTGATAAAGGTTTTGCGGACAAAACTAAAGATACGGTTGAAACACCTAAAGAAACTCAAGAAGATGTGGAAAACAATAGTGAAATGATTGCTATGAAGAATGAAATCGAGGGATTGAAAATTCAATTATCCAATTTCAAAAATATTGAGAATAAATCAAAGAAAAAACGATATTTATAGGAGGAAAAATTATGACAATGAAATTTAAAGATTCAATCAATAAAGATGTTGAGAATTTAAAGAACGAATATTTTGAGGCAGTGCGTAATGACGCTGACTCAGAAACGATTGAGAACAAATATGCAGAATACATGGCTGCTTTCTCATCTAATTTGCATGACAATATTTTAAAAGATGCGCGCGAAGAGGCTTTAAATGCTAATACAGACGAACAAGTATTAATGAAGCGTGGTCAAAACGTATTAACATCTGAAGAAAAACGATTTTTCACAAATTTAGTTGAAGATGATGCTAATTTAGACACTTATAAGGAAGAAATCATCTTACCTGAGACAACAGTTTCTCGAGTGTTTGAAGATATGCAAAGTGAACGTCCTTTGTTATCTAAAATTAATTTCCAAATCGCAGGTATTAAAACGCGTATTATTGCAGGTGATCCTGATGGAGCTGCAATGTGGGGTGAGATTTTCGGTAAAATTCAAGGACAAATTCAAGCTAATTTCCGTGAATACACATTCTCTCAAAACAAACTAACAGCGTTTGCGATTGTACCTAAAGATTTATTAGACTTTGGTCCAGAATGGGTAGAGCGTTATGTTCGTTTGCAACTAGCAGAAGCTATGGGAGCTAAATTAGAAGAAGGTATTGTAAAAGGTAATGGCCCAGTACAGAATCAACCCGTTGGATTAATTAAAGATATGGTAAAAGATGAAAGCGGCAATATTACTTCTGTTAAAGATAAAACAGAAAAAGGTAAACTTACGTTCGCCGATGCTAAAACGACGGTGACTGAATTATCAAATCTTATGAATTCGCTGTCTGTTAAAGAAAATGGTAAGCGTATTAACATTTCAGGAAAGGTGTCATTACTTGTTAACCCTGACCAATTATTTGCAATTCAAGCTAAATACACGATTCAAAACGCTAATGGTCAATGGGTTACTTCATTACCTTTCAACTTAGATATTTTACCATCTGAGTTTGTTGAAAAAGGTAAAATTATTGCTTTTGTTCCATCGCGTTATTATGCGATGTATAAAGGTGCTACACAAATTCGCGAATACGGCGAAGTATTGGCTCTTGAAGATGCTAATGTTTACATTGCGAAACAATATGCGCATGGTATGCCAGATGATAACAAAGTAGCTGAGGTTTATTCTTTTAGTGACGTTGTAGCATCTGACTCCGAAGAATCAGATGTAGGTGCGTAATTGGAAGAGGTGGTTAAATGATCACTCAAAATCACGTTGAAGAAATGAAGCGACGATTAAAAATATTTCACAGCTTCGAAGATGAGCATATAAAATCATTGCTCGAACAATCATATGAGGATATTAAACATCGTTGCCAAGAGTTTGATATGGAGAAGAACAAAAGAGGCTCTGAACTTGTTTATGAGCGCACAAGGTACGCTTATAACGACAGTTTAGAGTTTTTCCATGATAACTTTCTAGCACAAATCACCTCTTTTGCGTTAGAAAACATGAAGGAGGTTGATTATGAACAAGAATTATAGACCACCTAAAATAAGTAGCGGTGACTTACGAATTCCCGTTACTTTTTTTCGTATGGTGGAAAATGACGGTCCTTTTCCTGGAAGTAAAAAGAAGGAAAAAGCATTTACGACACTTTGCGAAGTCTACGAAAGTTCAACAAAAGATTTAGAAAAGACAAGCGGCATCACTGGCACCCATAAAATCACTATTAATTTTAGAAATCCACATGCCGATTATCATATCAATCATTCGGATACGTTCGAACTGATTTATGGATTGTATGAAAACTCGACATTTAAAATAATCGACTTTGCGCCTAATTCAAGTAATAAAGAAATGATTAAGGTAGTAGGCGTAGCAAATGACAATTAAGTTAAAAGGCATGAAAGAGTTAGAGCGTGAACTTGAAAATAGATATGGTAAAGCGAAAATGAAACGCATTGTGGATGAAGCTTTAATTATTGGTGGTAATGTAATCGTCCAAAAAATCAAAAGCAACTTCGAAGATTTTAAAGATACAGGTGCAAGTAAGGCGGAATTGACGTTATCTAAACCTTTCACTTTAAATGGTGTTCGAACGATTAAAATACACTGGAAAGGCCCTAAAGGACGTTACAGAATTATTCATTTAAATGAATTTGGCACAATCAAGAATCCCAACCCACGTGGTAAGGGGGCTGTTGAAAGAGCTTTGAGAAGTGGTCGTGAGGCTTATTTCCAAGCTATTAAACAAAGGTTAAAAAGGGGTTGATACGATTGAGAGATATTTTAATGGATATTTATAACGTTCTTATTAAAGATACGTTAGTGCAACGATATGTTGATAATCGTATTAAGTTCTATGAATACCCTGAACCGTCAGATATGACCAAGCCATATATTGTGATGAGTGAAATTGATGACTCTCTACCAGTCGAATATGCAGACAACGACAACATGGCACTAAGTTATTTAGTACAAATTGATGTGTTTGTGCCTGAGTCAGACGATTATCAAGCATATTTTGTAAGGAATAAAGTTAGCTATCACATTTCACGGTTAATGAAAGAACAATTGAAAATGGAAAACACATCAAATGCAAAACCGGAATATGACGAAGAATTAAAAATGTACAGGTCCGCTCGTAGATACGAGGGGACCTTTTATCGTACTGAATTAAATTTATAGGAGGAATTAAGAATGGCAAAAAAATATAATTCATTTACAGGTATTACAGGATTTTACTATATGCCTTTAGGAACAGAAGAAGTTTTAGGCGGAAAAGAGCCTGAACGTATTAAATACTTACAAGAAGTTCAAGTTTCAAAGGAACAATCAATCGAGAAAGCTCACGGGGATAACAGTGTAGCTGAATTAGCAGTTTCAAACGGAACTGTTGAATTAGAATCTACATTCCATCATTTACCAATCGAAGACAGAGAAGTATTATTCGGTTTAGATAAATCAAGTGATGGTGTCATTGGCGTAGGTAATAACACGCCACCTTATGTTGCTGTTATCTTTGAAAAAACAACAGAAACTGGCGCATCTGAATATGTTGGATTATTAAAAGGTATGTTCACGTTTCCTGAAGTTTCTGGTCAAACAAAAGAAGATGGTGTTGAATTCTCTCAAGACCAATCTACAGCTGAATTCATGCCTGCTGAAGTTGAAGGATTTGATAAAGAACAAACCATGCTTCTCGGTCGTGATGAAAAAGGTGTAACTGTCATGCGTGATGCAATTTGGAAAAAAGTGTTTGGTAAAGAACACCCTAGCAAATCAGTATCAGAAGACACAGAAGAATCTGACATTGGCGCATAATAAGGAGGAGTATACTAATGGCTAAATATGAAGTATTAAAAACTTTTAAAGATTTGCAAGACAATGACAAGTTATATAAAAAAGGGAACACATTCCCGCGTCCTGCTAATAAAAAAATTGACGAGGAACGTATTCTTGAACTTTCTTCAAGTGACAATCGTCAACGTAAACCACTAATCAAAAAGATTGAAGATTGATTTTGAGGGCATTGCGCCCTCTTTTTATTTGCAAATAAAAATTATTATATTAAAAGGAGTTTTACACATGGTTAAAAAAATCAATTACATTAAATTAGTAGTATTAGATAAAGAAGGTAACGCTAAAGAGGATAAAAACGGTAATTTCGAGGTTGAAACACATTTCACACCTAACTTTATCCCATTCCGTAAAATTTATGAAGCGACTGACATTATGGAAGGTACGTCTGAAGACGGTAGCGAATTAACAGAAAAAGAAATGTTTAAACGCATGACTGATTTTGTTGTTGATGTGTACAATAATCAATTCACAAGTGATGATTTGTTAGATCGTTTACATGCCCCTGATGCAATCGAAGAAATTCAATCACAAGTACAATTTATTGCACAAGGTCAGATGGATGAACAAAGAAAAAAGCAATTAGCGAAGATGATTTAAATAAAAAAGTCATCACATGGGCTGAACACAAACAAAATTTAAAAAAAGTAGCATATGACATGATGAAAGAGGGCGGTAAGGATATTAACGACATCCTAGACATGCCCTTTTCTTTTTTTATGGACGTTGTTGAGGACGGTAGAAAGCCTGTTAAACAAGTTGATAAGAAAGATAGCATGTTAGATGCATTCACCAATTTATAAGTAAGGAGGTGGAAGAATGGCAGAAAGAATAAAAGGTTTACAAATTGACCTCTCTATGCAAGATATGGGCATTGGTGCTACACTTGCGGGTATTAGGCGTAGTTTTAAACAATTAAATTCTGATTTGAAATTGTCGAGTAATAACTTTAAATACTCAGAAAAGTCAATGGCAAGTTATAAAAATAGAATACGAGAGCTAGATGCTGCGACAAAGCAACAACGTAACAATGTGAAAGAACTACGCAAGCAATATGAACAAATGGTTAAAGATAAAGGAGCGAATAACGCTGCTGCAGTTAGGCTACGTACAGAGTACAATAAGCAAGCAGACACATTAAATCGTCTTGAACACGAGTTAGAACAAACTGTAGGTGATTTTAAACGATTCCAAAAAGAAGCACAACAAGCAGCTAGAGTATCTAATAGTAGTTTCGGTCGATTAGGGCAAAAGTTTACTGATATTGGTCCTAAGTTAAAAAGTGTTGGCGAATCGATGAAAAGTGTTGGTCGTTCTATGTCGATGTATGTTACTGCTCCAGCTGTTGCAGGTTTTGGTTTAGCGGTAAAAGCATCTGTTGATTATGAACAAGCTATTGCAGGTGTGGCTAAAACTACGAACATGTCTGGTAAAGAATTGAATAATATGAGTGACAAAATTCTGGGTATGTCTAAAAAAATGCCGTTCGCTGCAACTGAAATTGCAGGTGTGGCTGAAGCAGCAGGACAACTTGGTGTAAAAAAATCTGAAATTACTAATTTCACTAAAACTATGCTTGATATGGGCGTTGCTACAAATTTGACGGCTAATGAGGCGGCGACAGAATTCGCACGATTTGCTAACGCAGCAAAGATGCCTATTAGCGATGTAGATAGATTAGGTAGTACGGTAACTGCGCTAGGTAATACAACCGCTACAACAGAAAAAGAAATCGTTGAAATGGGACAAAGGTTAGCCGGAGCGGGAGCCCAAGCAGGATTTAGCGCAGACCAAATTATGAGTATTAGTGCGGCAATGAGTAGTGCTGGTATAAACGCTGAAGCTGGCGGTACTGCAATGACTCAAATAATGAATAAGATGACTAAAGCGGCAGCCAATGGTGGCGAAGAACTAGAGTCGTTCGCTAAAACTTCAGGAATGAGCGCAGAAGAATTTGCACAAACATGGGAAAATAACCCAAGTAAAGCGTTAAGCGCTTTTGTAAAAGGTTTATCACAAACCAAAGGTGGCGCTAAAGGTGTTATTGCTGCTTTAGACCAAGTGGGTATAAAAGGTGTGCGTGAAGCAGATACGATACGTCGTATGGCAAATAACCACAAATTGCTAGACGGAGCATTAAAAACAGGTGCAGATGCTTGGAAAAAGAATACAGCATTGACTAACGAAGCTAATACGCGTTATAAGACGATGGGTTCACAACTCCAAGTTTTTAAAAATAAATTGACGGCCTTAGCTATAGACATTGGTAATGTTATAGCGCCAGTGGTGGTAAGCATTACTAAAAAATTAGGTGAATGGGCTGAAAAATTTACAGAGTTACCAACGCCAATAAAAGGTGTAGCTATAGGCTTAGGTATATTCGCAGCCGCGTTAGGACCGTTAATTTTAACCACAGGAATGTTTACAGCAGCATTAGGTAGTATCACGACAACGCTAGGTCCTGTGATGACAGGTATAACTGAAGCTGGTGGTGTAATGAACTTCTTGAGAAAAAAAGCACCATTAGCAGCTAAAGGTTTAACCTTAGTAGGCGGAGCATTTAAATTCATGCTCGGACCAGTCGGATTAGCAATAGCAGCGGTCGTGGCAATAGGTACAGCGTTTGTTATAGCGTATAAAAAATCAGAAACGTTCAGGAATATTGTGAATAAGGTAATCAATCCAGTTGTCTCAGGATTCAAAGGTCTTTGGAATGTAGCAAAAGATGTTTTTAATTCATTAAAAAATCTCTTCTCAGGAAATTCCTTACCTACTATTGATTTGCTTTCAAAAATTATGCCTAAAGCGACAGCGTTAAAAGTTACAGCAAATTTAATGCAAATCAGACAAGCGTTTAAAAATATCGGCAATTTTTTCAAAGGTTTCTTTGTTGAGTTGAAAAATTTGATAGGTCCTAATTTGCAAGAATTAGGTACTTTAGTTAAGACGATTTTCTTAAATGTAATCGTGCCGACAATCAAAGTAGCTATGGGTATTATTTGGAGTGTCATGAAGTTTTTATGGCCACTCATAAAAGCGTTGATTGTAGATACCTGGAATAATATTAAAGGTATTGTAAAAGGTGCACTAGATATCATATTAGGTATTGTCAAAATATTTAGCGGTATTTTCACAGGTCAATGGGGCAAAGTGTGGTCAGGAGTTAAACAAGTTTTTAGCGGCGCACTGACATTTATTTGGAACCTTGTCAAATTGTGGTTGATAGGTAAGGTATTAAAAGTTGTTAAGTTCTTTGGAACGCTTTTAATAGGCGCTATTAGTGCAGCATTTAATGGCGTTAAGACAGTAATAGGAACGGTATTAAAGTTTATATGGTCAGTCATCAGTGTCATATTTAAACGTATATTATCGTTTTCACGAAGTATCTTTACTGCTTTGCGTAATTTTATAAAAGCCATATGGACAAGCATTAAAAATATAGTTGTTTCGATTGTAAAATCGCTTTGGTCTCGTGTTAAAGGTATTTGGAATGCTTTATATAGCGGTACAAAAAGTGTATTCAACAAAGTGAAGTCATGGCTAAGTAGTATTTGGAATTCGATAAGAAACAACATCACGCGTATAGCATCTAACTTATGGTCGAGAGTCAAAGGAACATGGCAAAAACTTTGGAGTGGAACTCGATATATCTTTAATAAAGTTAAAAATTGGATGACGAATATCTGGAATTCGATTAAAAATTCCGTAACTGGTATCGCTTCAAAATTATGGAACAGCGTAAGACGAACCTTCAATAACATGAAGAACGGATTAAAATCTATCATTGACAAAATTAAAGGTCATATTAATGGAATGGTTAATTCTGTTAAGAAAGGTCTTAATAAATTAATTGATGGTGTCAATTGGGTAGCAGGTAAAATCGGTATGGATGAATTGCCGAAATTAAAACTACACACTGGTACGACACACACTACCACACATAACCTTGTAACAAAAGGTAAAATTAATCAAGACACGTTTGCTACTGTTGGCGACAAAGGCCGTGGTAATGGTCCAGGTGGATTCAGACATGAAATGATACGTTATCCGAACGGTAAAATGGCACTTACACCTAACAGAGATACAACAGCGTTCTTACCTAAAGGATCAGCGGTATACAATGGTGCACAAACACATAGTATATTAAAGAACGCAGGGCAAATGCCGAAATTTTCAACAGGAACAATGTTCGATTTATTATCAGACAAGAAAAAACCACATGCGCACAAACACGGTGACGATATGCCGGGTGATGTTATGGCACCAAAAGCGGGTGGTGGAAGTGCACAAGCGTTATTAGGTCAAGTTGTTAATTCAGGTAAAGCCTATGTAAGTAAAGCTTTAGGCGCGGTTGCTAAAGGTAAGAATTGGTTATCTAAAACAGTTGGAGATGTGCTTGATTGGATAGATAAACCCGGTAAGCTACTTGATAAAATTTTAGACGGTTTTGGTGTTAACTTTGATTTCTTAAAAGGTGCAGAAATTCCGTTTAAAATGATGACTGCCATGTTTAAAAAGCTTAGAAAAGCTACAGTCGATCTTTTTACAGGTTGGCTTGAAGATTCCGGTGGTGGCGAAGGTGGTTGGGTCGATATTTCTAAAGGCGTAAACTTCCCATTTAGCCCAAATGGTCGTGCACCAGGTTATCCTTTCCCATACCCACATATGGGTGTTGACTTAAACTATGTGTACGATAAGTTATACTCGACGCACAGCGGTATCGCAACAGGTAAAACTGGATATAATGGCGGTTTTGGTAATCACATGAGTATTAAATCCGGTATTTATGAAATTATATATGGGCATATGTCAAAATTGGCATGGACAGGTTCTAAAAGAGTACATCCAGGAAGCTATCTAGGGGTATCAGGTAACACAGGTATGTCGTCAGGTCCTCATTTGCATTATGAAATGCGCAAAAATGGTGTACCAATTAACCCAATGCCGTTCTTAAAGAGTCAAACAAAAGGTAAGGGTGGTAGAAGTAAATCGCCAAGCAAATGGCGCTCAACGATTGTACGTGCTGCAAAACGAATGGGTGTTAATCCATCAAACCGACAAATTAATGGTATTATCGCACAAATTCAACGTGAATCTGGCGGAGACGCCGGTATTACACAATCAACATCAGTGCGAGACATCAACGCTTTAACTGGTAATCTTGCACAAGGTTTATTGCAATATGTACCGTCTACGTTTAGGAATTTTGCAGTAAAAGGACACACAAACATCAAAAGTGGTTACGACCAATTATTAGCATTTTTTAACAACTCAAATTGGGCTAACGATATTCAATACGGACGTTCAGGTTGGGGCCCGCGTGGTCATAGACGTTTTGCTAGTGGAGGACTTATAAAAAATACAGGTTGGTATAACATAGCTGAGGGTGGTTATCCTGAATATGTAATTTCAACTGACCCTGCTTTATATAGTGATTCGATGAAGTTACTTGATTTAGCAGCACAAGATATTGACAGTGGTAAAACATCAGGTAATAAACGACCTGGGCAACTCCCACGCATTGGTAATAGTAGTGATAATGCAGCATTATTAATGCAAATGATTGAAAATCAACAACAACAAATTAATCAGCAACAAGAGCAAATGAAAGTATTGATGCAGATTGCAGCAAAAGAATTAATTGTTGATGAGTCATCAATTGAGCGTATGCACAATAAACATCAAGACAAGCGTGAGCGTTACGAAAATAAACTGAAAAGATATAGAGGTGGTGCATTTGTGACATGACAAACGAAACCATTATCGTAAATGACAAAAAATTAGATTGGCTTATTATTGAACGAGGGTTTAAAGTACCCTCGTTTAATTTTGTCACTGAAGTTGAAAAAGTTCCTGGTAGGTCAGGAAATATTAAAAAAAGACGTGATTTAAATGGTTACGAATTTGATTTGCCATTGATTGCCCGTAATGATTATTTGGTAGGTCGAAAGAGTCATGATGAAATCCTTAATGAATTAGTTAAGTTATTTGATTATGAGGATTCGGTTAAATTGCAGTTATCTAATAAAAATTGGTATTGGAATGCATATTTTGATGGCCCAATAGAAATAGTGAGTATGAATAATGGTTTTGTTAGTTTCACAATCAAAGTTGTTCTTACTGACCCATACAAATACGCAGTCGACGGTAATCAAAACACAGCAATCAGTGACGCAGTATCTGTTGTTAATACTGGAACGGCAGACACGCCTATTGTTGTGGAAGCTAGAGCATTACAGAACTCTAACTACTACATGATTTCAAAAGGTGATGAGGATTATTTTATGATTGGCGATGATGACTTAGATAAGCCATTGAAAGATTATTCGCCTTTGATTTTAGAAGATGAAGCACGTTCTTTTTCAGGGTGGAACAAGCAAAGCAATATTGATTTTACCGACAATCAAACCGGCGGAAAAGTTGGCGGTAGTTTTAGTCAATCGAGCACAAAAGAAAGTTTTGTGTTAAACAGTGATTCTGTAAGTGGTAGCGGCTGGAACGGTGCAATGTATAAACGGTCATTCAGTAAGCAAGCACAAGACTTCACGACCACTGTGAAAATTGGCGTCGGACAAAAGAATAAAGGTGCAGTAAGATTTGCTCAATATATTTACGATTCAGACAATCGTGTTATCGCTTCAATCGGCTATACTAATCCAAACGCTAAACAAGCAATAGGTACGATTATTGTTACTTTATTTGACCAATCAGGTAATCAACAAACGATATATAAATACAAAAACAATCCGAGTCTATATAAACTCGATGACTTTGTTGTGTATATCAGATTAACGCGTAAAGATAACGTGTTTACTGTCAAAAGTTGGAAGTACAAAGAGTTTCCGTATCCGTTGAGAAAAAAAGCGTTTGACAAGCATGAAAGGCAGTTTGTAGATGGCGGTAACTTTTACCAACGTCCAGTCGTGGCACTGTCGTTATACAGCGCTAAAAATGGCAATAACAATGTTATGCCTTTGTATATCTTTGGAACTTACACACGTGAGTTATTGCCGAAACCTACAAACGCACGTGACATGGTTATCAAAAAAGGTGATTTAATTACGATAGACATGTCTACAAAAAATGTACTTGTGAACGAAGAATCATATTTGTCCGAAAAAACGTTTGGTAGTAACTACCTTAACGTTGATAAAGGACATACAGAACTTGTTATTAATCCACCTGGTGTTTTTGATACAACAGTTAAATGGCAAGACAGATTCTTGTAGAAAGGAGGTTATACATTGATCCATGTAATGAACTTCAAAGGTGAAATAGTTGATTTTATATCACAAGCAGACAATGCAGTGATTCATGCTGTGCATAAAAGGGATATAAACGAGCGTATGGAAACATTCGACTTCACAATTTTATCCGAACGTACAACACACCTTCAAGAGCGCAACAGAATCATCATACAGGACAAAAATGGCCAGTACCGCGAATTTATTATCGATAGAATTTCCGCTGATATTGACGGTTATACTGAGGTTGAAACAGTTGCGTCTTATTTAGAAGATATAACAAAAGCACGACCATATACGCCTGGAAAATTAGAAAAAATGACGACTAAACAAGCGTTATCTGATGTGTTGAAAGATACAGGTTGGGATGTGTCTGACGTTACTGAATACGGTGGATTACGAACGACTTCATGGACATCTTATCAGACACGGTATGATGTATTGTTACAACTGTGTACGACGTATAAAATGATGGCTGACTTTTATATAGAAGTTGGTTCGAATCGTGTGGATAAACGCCTTGTTGTTTTACGGAAACGCAATCCACTTTTTAAGGGTAAAGAAATTGAATATGGTAAAGACTTAACAGGTTTGAAGCGTACTGTTGACTTCTCAGAAATCAAGACGGCGTTATTATGCGTTGGTCCTGAGCCGGAAGAAGGTAAAAAGCGTTTAGAGTTAGTTGTTAAAGATGACGAATCTCAAGCGAAATACGGGCTACCTGGTCGATATAATTGGGGCGTTTACGAACCTGAAACAGAAGACCAAAATATGACAGAATCACGATTGCGGACGTTAGGTATAACGGAATTAAACAAACGTAAGTCAGAAGTGATTACGTATGAAGTCACTGCGGTTGATATTGAAAAAGAATACAAACACGAAGTCATAAATCTGGGCGATATGGTACGTATAAAAAACCGTGATTTTACACCACCTCTTTATGTAGAAGCTGAAGTTATATCAGAAGAATATGACTTAATCAGTAAAGATGTCACGTACGGTTTCGGTACGTATAAAGAATTTAAAGAAAGCGATTTGAGAAGTTCGTTCGACAGAAAATTAGATGCAATTCGTCAAAAGTTGACTGATGGTTTTTCTAACGTGAATACAATCGTTAAAGAGTCACTCGAGGGCGAACTACAGTATTTTGAACCTAAGATTTTAAAAGGTGATACGCCACCGGACAATCCAGTCAATGACTTACTGTGGTTAGACACAAGTAATCCTAAAGTTGCTGTGTTGCGTCGTTATTGGAACGGTGAATGGATTAAGTCATCAGCTGAAAATGCAGAAGATGTGGGCGCTGTTACGCGAGAACAAGCGTTATACAGTGATTTAAGCAATACTTTTGTAAATCTAAATGTTCAACATAGTAAATTAATGCATGACGCGTTCGTAACATTAGAATCTGAATATCTCGTTGACACTGATATAAAAGCAGAAGTAAATAGCAAATTGAACGATACTATCGGCGTGTTTAATGAGATCAAACAAAATTTAGATAGTATGACATCAGAAACGGCAACGATTGGAAAATTGGTTGATACACAAGCACTATTTCTTGAATATCGTGAGAAAATGCAAACGTTATACAACACGATTGAAAACGCAAAAATTGCGATTGATGAGCGATTTAAGTTACTACAATCACAGTATACTGATGAGAAGTTTAACGAAACATTAAATAATGTGGCTTCTAAACTAGGATTAACGGTTAATGAAGATAATCAACTTGTTGGAGAGGTTGACGTTTCCAAACAAATTAACGAAGCCGTACACGAAATGACAAACGAAATGTTAAGAGATTACGTTACTTCTACCGAATATCAGAGTGATAAAAACGGTATTATAGAACGGTTAGATAATTCTGATTCTGAACGCAAGCAACTTTCTAATCAAATCGCGGATAGAGTGACAAGGTCAGAATATGAAAATGACGTTGAACAAAGGCTTTTTAATTCTAAAGCTGAAGTATTGATTGAAGCTGAACAAACATCGAACCGTGTTTCAAAAGAAGTATTTAATCAAAGCAGTAAAACTTTAGAAAGATATACATCAGAATTTATCAATAACGTTTCGACTGGTATGTTCTTTAATTATGATGATAACGGTAATATTCAATCAGCGAATATTGGACGTGATGGCATCAAGTTAAAAGGTGATAGAGTAGACATTACAGTTAACAAAGACTTTAATGTGTTAGTAAACGATGTGGCAAATAAAGCTGATGAGACTAACATTGTTAATAAGTTAAATCTATCACGCGAGGGTTTAGAAATTGATGTAAACAATGTAGGTATTCGCGGAGGAGATAGTAGCGAGTATGTTCATATAAAAAACGATGAAATCACGTTATACGGAACATATACGCGTGACTGGGCAAGCGTAACTGAAACTAACAATGTATTTACTCGGTTAAAGGATGGACATATCCGATTTAGAAATAACGATAAAGATCGGTCAATCTATATATCTGATTTAGGTATTTCCACATTTCTTGATGGCAGTCCGACTGAAGCATCAGGAACAATTCAATTCTTTGACCATTTATATGACCCTAACATTAGAGGTCTAACTATTCGTTCTGGTGCAGGTGTTCTGGGTTTGAGGTCAGAGGGCAACAAGATTGTTATGGAAGCAGACGATACCGTTAACATTGGTAGTAACAAATATTCGATTTATTTAAGACCTTTTGCAAATACGAGATCCGGTATTAATGAATTTCAGTTTTATGTTAAAGACAACACTAACCCTAAAGACACTGATGGCGTTTTGTTGTTTGGTGAACTGAGCGACCCTAGTCGTGTTGCGGGGGCAGGTATACGTTTTCGTAAACAGGGTGTTAGAGGTTTTGAGAACGTAAGTGAAATGGAACCACTTGTATATGCCACTAATAACAACGGAGATATTGGTTCGGGTAGTTTTTATGCCAATAAATTATATGGTGATTGGACAACGAAGAATACTAATGTTTATGCAATGGTAGATAACGGCGAGTTGCGTGTAACTAATTTAAAAGGATACAACGGCGGAAATCCTATATACAATGATTTAAGAGCGCGTGAAATAAAAACGACACACAGTTATGCATTTTCAAATCATAGTGGCTCAGATGTTTATTTTGGCGTGGGCTATCGCGAATTGCGAATAACAGCGAATAATTTTTGGAACGGTGGCACTCCACAATACCAAGACATACGTTTTAAAAACTGGACAGCAATGTCGCACGAGAAATACAAGTATGACATTGCTGAATGGGATTATAACGTTTTAGATGTATATAAGAATGGTCTTCAATTGCACTCTTATAAAGTTAATTCAGAAGCATCAACTGATTATGCAAGAATTCACCACGGTATTGTTTTGAGAGAAAATAGTAATTTAGACAAATTCCCCGTCGAATGGCGTAATGGCGACGGCTTTGACGGCAATGAAATTATGTTCTGGAACACAAAAGCAATACAAGAGTTAGTTTTTAAATTAGAGGAACAGAATGAAAAAATAAACAAACTGGAGGAACAATTAAATGAACAAACTGCAAGCTAATCCACAATTAACAATTGACTATCTGACACAAGAGGTCGCACGACTTTCGCAAGAAAATGCAATGCTGAAAGCAATCATTCAAGAACAAAATACTGATAATGAAGCGTCTGACGAATAACCGTTAGACGTTTTTATTATATATAAAATTATTTAGGAGGAATTTTTCATGGAACAATTTACAGAATTTTACTTAGTAGAGGTTAATAAAAATGGTGAGGAAAGTGCGCTAATGCAAAATTATTCAAATAGTTTCGTTCGTGGTGCGTCACCTGCTAACGCGTATAAATTTAAAGATGAGGAACAAGTTAAAAAGGTATGTGCAATGCAAAACATGCTTGCGGGAGTTTTTAATAATGGTACAAAAACTTATTATGTTAAGCAAGATGTGACGCGTACTAAGTATAACCAAGATGGTACAACGTATGAAACAGTGAAGGAAGATGTATAAAAAAAATAAATGTAGGTGAATATTTTGGAACCTTATCAAAAAGAAACAGAAAGACGCATTCGGAGGTTGGAAGAAAACGACGAAAAAATATTTGATTCTTTAGATGAAATAAGAAGGGGTCAACATTCTCAAGAGTTAGTAAATCAGAAAATGAATTTTACGCTTGATTCTATAAATAGAGAAAGAGAATTAAATAAAGAAAAAGACGAAGAAAGTCGCAAAGATTTTAAACAAGTTAAGTATTTATTATTAGGTACAGTCGCAACTGTCGGCAGTTCTTTAATCTTAGCCTTTTTAAGAAGTTTACTAGGCATTTAAGGGGGTGAGGACTATGTTTAAGATTTTAGGAGCTTCATTTTGGCAATGTTTTTGGTTCGGTCAATGCAAATAATAATTAATTTAAGGTCGGCACTGATGTGTCGGCTTTTTATTATAAGGAGGATTATATATGGAAGATAAAATTAAACAATTTATCGCTTTGATTGGTGGTTTTATAGGTGCATTATACCTAGCATTACAAGCTAGCGGAATTAGTGCGGAATGGATTAACCCGCAAGCAGTAGACGCATGGATTAATGTGTTAAACACTGGCGTGCCATTAGCATTAGTGGCGTATGGCGTGTGGAAGAATACATTCATCGTTAAAAAGTCAGCACGTGAGCAAGAGGAATATTTAAAAGAGAAAGGGCTGAAATAAGAATGAATTTAAACGGTACAGAAAAACTTGAAGGCATCGGCGATGTTTCTGAAAAGGAAATTGAAAACATTGAATTACAAAATCATGAAAAAGATGAATTTATTGGATTAGAAGCAGATATTGAGGAGGGTTCATTATGGGATACAAAATAGTTAATATGTGGACACCATCGTATTTATATCCATATAAAGCACCGTACTATATGCAACCTAATAAGTTAGCAATTCACAACACAGGTAACACGGCGACAGCACGTAATGAGGTCGCTTATATGAATGGCAATCGTAATTACGTATCTTATCACGTTGCAGTAGATGACAAAGAAGTCGTGCAAGCTATTCCTTTCAATCGTAACGCTTTCCATACTGGTGATGGTGTCGGTTTAAATTCAGGTAATCGAACAGCCATCGGCATTGAAATTTGTTATTCTATGGACAACGGATACAGCGGTGCAAAGTCTGAACGTTATAAACAAGCTGAAGATAATGCGGCTTTATATGCTGCTCACGTATTACATCAATATGGATGGGGCATTGATCGTATGTATCAACATTACTGGTACAGTGGTAAGGATTGTCCACATAAAATGCGTGCTACTGGAACTTGGGCAGAATTTGAGAATAAAGTTCAACATTACTTGAACCAAATCAAATCAGGAAAAACACCATCTAAGCCTAAAGCAAAATCTAAAACTTCAAAAGTTGGAGAATGGAAACGAAATCAATATGGGACTTTATATAAAAAAGAAAAATTTAGATTTACTGCAAATGCTGATATCATCGCTCGTTTAGAAGGCCCTTTTAGAAGTTGTCCAGTTGGGTATACATTTAAAAAAGGTGGATATGTCGATTATGATGAATTGATGTTACAAGATGGCCATGTTTGGATTGGATATACGTACAAAGGTAAACGTTATTACTTACCTATTAGAACGTGGGACGCTAAAACTGGAAAAGTTGGCAAATTATGGGGACAAATTAAATAAAGTATGATATAATGTATTTTCCCTATGGTTATAAAAAGAGGGCGGCCGTATTGGCTGCCCTCTTTTTATGCAAATATAGTTGTGTAACTTAACATTAATATGTTACAGTATAAGCAGCGAGTGTTCTGGGGAGAAACTCCATCACATTATGTGAATACCTTTTAATTCTGGACAAGCAGATTGTTCAATAACTCTTTTTGTGTTAAAAGGGCGGTCATTGCGACTGCCCTTCTTTTTTATGCTATAATACATATAGATTACCGGTAACCAATCCGGCTTTATTTACCGCCACCTATACTAGTTAATGGGTGGCGTTTTTGTATCTAACTAAAGTTAGCGAAAACCAACTAAATTTAACAAAATGCGAAAAAAATTAGTCATAACTGTTGCGTATAAGAAGGAAAAATATTATAGTTGTTTATGAAGAAAGTCAACTCTCTTTGCCGTTCTTTCTTCCATGTACATGCTTATCGTTTAATAGTATATAGTAGGAGTGAACTATATAGCCCGTTAAGTGGCCTAGTAACTTAACACTTATCCCGGCAATTGATACCCTTTTTGCCCTTCACTCAATACATATTTGCCCTACAATGATGTAGGGCTTTTTTATTAAATTTATGGGGAGCATTTGTATAATGAAGGATTATTATAAAGTTGAAAAAATTAATGATATTAATTTGCAAATGCTTCTTAACGATTATATAGAAGTCTTTACTAAACGAAAGCTAATAGTAAAAACTTCTTATTTTAAGCTTGAACAATTCGAAATTAGATTTAACAAGAGAGATATACATCATTTGTTAGGGTTTCACAAGATACAAAATAAGAAGGTTAATGCAACAAAAACACTTCAATTAATTTTGGAGGGAAATCTAACAATAAGTGAAATAAAAGCGCATCATAACTTTGGAGAGATTCGAAATAGATTACTAAACTATAATTTTTTACATAAATGTTTTATTAACCAAGAAATTAGTTTATGTGTTATACCTAAAGAAAGCAGTAAAAATCCTCAGAATCTATCTGTGTTATTTATCGATAAGTACAACAATATTAATATGATGATTGGTCTGAAATTAGATAGTAGAGGTAGATATTATGTTCCTGCTACAATGTATCAAAT